AGTTGCCATCCGTCCAGGGGATCGGTCGTGCCGTCTTCTCTACCTCGGAACTGATGAACAGCGAGAACTTCGTCTGGCTCATCGCGTGTTCCCGGTTGCGCTGGCACCACTCGAGGAACAGCGAATAGAGATCGCTCGACAGGCAGCCGCCCCACAAGCCGCGCCCCAGCTCCTGCGTACGCCACTGATGCAGGAAGGTCTGCCAGCCGGCCCGGCTTAACGCCACCAGGCGCTGCCGCGCATCGGTATGCGGAGGGCGCGTGCGCTCGTTGAAGTCACCCAGGTCAACCGCCAGCAGCCACGCATACAGCGCAGCCACACCACCATTGGCCAGCTCGCGCCCGATCGCCTGCTGCCGCTCCGGCGGCAACGTCTCCTGTGGCCACATCACCAGCAGCCGGCGGTCACTGTCACTGATCGGCCACGGCAGAATCTCGTTCGAGAGAAACACCGCATTCATATGGTTGGCTTCTTCCCAACCATTGATGAACTTCGACTCCATCCGCACCGTCTTGCCGGTGATCAGATGCTTGATCTTGCCCACCTGGTTGTAACGCTGGTCGCGGCTGACCACCTCCTCAAACACCGCCCACAGCTTCCGGCTCTGCCACGCGTTGAAGTTCGACTCCAGCTGCGTCTGCCCCACCGTCGCCGCGTACTGCCCATACAGCGCACCCATCGTGTCCGCGAAGAACAGGCTCTTACCGGAACCCTCCATCACCGAATGCATCAGCACAGCGGTGTCCAGCTTTGCGCCCGGATGCTGCAACGGAAAGGCCAGCCACTTCGTCAGCCAGTCCAGCGCCTTGCCGTCGTGGTTGCACAGAAACGAGATCAGCCAGCGCAGGTTCTCGCACGCCGCGTCATCGCGCACCGGCTCCAGCGGCAGGCCCTCGAACGTGTTGATGTACGTCGCCGGGTCCTTCGTCATCGTCGGGTCGAACACGATATGGTCCACGTCCACCGTGCGCCGCTCTGCCGAGTTCAGCCACAGCGCGTAGGCATCGCCCAGCGCCATCTTCACGGCGCCTTCAGGAATCCGCCGCTTCTTCTCGCGGTCCCATACATCCTTCGTCCCATCGATGTACACATAGCGCTCTGTCGGCGGCATGCCGAGTGCCCCGGCCTTCTTGCCTGCCATGCGGCGCGCCTGCTCGATCTCGCGCACCGTATCCGCACCGATCAGCTTCTTGCTCACGTCATCCGCCCAGGCCTTCGCCAGCGGCTTCGTCACCAGCGCCTCGAATGCGGTCTTCTTCATCACCGCTTTCTTGTCCTGGTCCCAGACGTGCGTCGTGCCCTCTACCAGCGCAAAACGTCGCAGAACCTGCTCAGGCGTAAAGCCCGCCCCCTGCCCCCCGGTGTCGGAGGAGCCGGCCGGCGCAGCGGCTTCGTCAGCGGATGGGGTCGGGGAAGGCTTGCCAGCGGCAACAGCCGCGTCGAGCTGCTGCGCTACCGCATCCAGCCCCCACGCCACATGCACATCGTTCCAATCTTGCCCCGCCTCGCCTTCGGCCGGCTGCGTCGGGAAGGCCGCAATGCCGCCCACCTCACCCGCCGCCGCTTCCGCCTTCTTGCGGCCCGGGTTGCACGGCTTCGTCGGGTCATCGTCACCGGCAACCACCAGCAGCGCATCCGGGCATTGCGCCACCAGGTCACGCGCTACCGCCGGCATGTTGCCGGAGTCCAGCGCCATCGCCACCGGCCAGCCCTTCGCCATATGCACACTGGCAGCCGTCGCATAGCCTTCGGCCTCGCCGATCACCGTCGCGTCGGCCAGGTCACCCAGCACATGCCGGCAACCCGCCTTGCGCCCGTACTTCGGGAACAGCTTCGTGCCCTGCTCGTTGATCGCCTGCAGGCTCCAGAGCTTGCCCGCCGCATCGCGCAGCGGAATGGCAATGCTTCCCTTCTTGAACATCAGGAAGCTGATCGAATCTGGTCGCGGCTTCGGCAGGTTGGCGAAAAACTCGCGGGTCTCGCTGCCCACCCACACATCGCAGCGCTGCCGCTGGTCATCGATGGAAAGCACAACCGTGTAATGGAAATAGCCAACGCCAAAAGCCCCCACCAGCTTGCGTTCCAGGTAGGGGCTTTCGCCTTGCGGCTTGCAATGCTTCGTCCAGATCAGCTCACACGCGCTGGCCACCGCCTCGCGCATCACCGAGGCCCGTGCATCGTCCGCTTCGATCTCAGCCTGCCGCACCGCCCGCCGGGCTTCCGCCTCGGCATTCAGGCGGCGCTTCTCCTCGGCAGTCATTGGCTCCCGGCGCGGCCGCCAGCCGTTGTCCTTCGCCAGTTTGATCACCGTGCCCATGCCCGTGCCGGCCTTGCGGAAGCTCCGCCAAACCGTCTTCGCATCGCCTGCGTTATACCCTGCGCCCGTCGCACTCCAAGTATCCCAGGCGTCAAAGCCAGCACTGGCGAACTCCGCCTTGATGCCCATGCCCACCTGCAACCAGGTATCACGGTCATCGGCCGGGATGTACTGCAGCAGCTCGGTCAGGTCGGCCAGCGTAAGAGGAACGCGCTCAACCACGCCGCACCCCCGCATTCCGCTTATCGATCACCTGCTGGCAGTCAAAGCACATCCGGCAACCCTTCACCGCGTCGCGCCGGGCCTGCGGAATCTCGCCACCGCACCCTTCGCACTCGTCCAGGCTTTCGCCCTGGTACTGCACGCGGCTGTCGATGAGCCGCTGCAACGCCTCGTCCTGCTCGCGCTGGGCACGTTCGATCAGATGCTCATCCATGGCACACCGCCTCCGCTTCCATCGCCTGCTCAGCGCCGGCCACAATCCCCAGGATCTCGCCGATCACCTTGTTCGCGTGGTAGCGCAACGCCTCCACCTCGTGGTGCTCCCAGTGGCTGTCCGCGGCGCCGTCGTGCAGGCTGCCGACGAACTCGCCTTCGGCCTGCAGCAACTCACCCAGCGCCTTCAGCGCATCCGGCGTTGCCCGCACAGGCTTGGGCACGAACACCACCGCACCGGCCGGGCGCACCAACGCCGCCAGCAGGCGCGGGTCGCGCGTCGTGGCGACGATCTCCTCGATGAACTCAGGGTGAATCGGGCGATTGCCCGTAGGGTTGACGCGCTTGCTCAGCTCGTCCGGGTCCATGCCAATGGTCAGCGCCACGGCAAGCTGCCCGCCCTCGGCGTCCCGCGTGGCGCGGTACAGCGCCTGGCGGGTGGTCAGCACCGGGCCGGCGCCCGGCAGAAGGTCTTTACGGCTCATAGCGTTAATGCCCCTGTAACGCTGTAGCCAACCGCCGGGCCGTTGCCCTACAGTTCACCTACAGCACGCGACCCTCATGACTGCTGTGTCCACGGGTCGCGGGTTGAGGTAGCCGGCTGGTAACCGGTTACCGGACCGTCGAGGCTGGGGTTCTTGCTGTGGTAAGTGGGTCCCCAGTTCTCGACCTCTATACAAGCCTGCCGCCGTAGCGACAGGCTTTTGTGTTTCTAGGCTGCTTGCCCGGCGCCGGCCCGATGGCGTTGGTAAGACTCTCGGGCCGGCTCCCGCCTGATACGTGTGCTGCTGTGCTGTGTCCTGAAGGCGGGCTGTGATTCTGGTTAGGCGCGGCGTTCGCCTTGGCGCCGCTCTCCGCGCCTACGCTCCGCCTGGCGGCGGTCAGCTTCGAAGCCGGCGCCGCCGCTCTTCTCGGCATAGAGCTTTTCCAGCTCCTTACCGATGCAGTAACGGAGCTCAGCGCCATTCAGCGCCCGGAAAACGGTCGGCTGAGTAACGCCAATAGCATCAGCGATGCCTTGCTGGGTCATCCCAGCTTCGATAAGCGCTTTCAGCATTTCAGTGATCGAGGGAGTAGTCATGACAAAGGAATGTATCCGGCTACGCATTGAGCAAGATAATACGCATCGGAATTGTCAGCCGCAATACGCTTTGCATAATTCGCAAAGGAATAATCTCGGCATGGCTATTTCGATCGGTCACATCGCCGCCACGCTGGCGGCAAGGCGCGAAAAGCTGGGCTGGAGCGAGACAGAGCTGGCCAAGAGAGCCGGCCTTAACCAATCCACCGTGCACCGCATCCTCAAGGGTGAGTTCCAGAACCCGCAGATCAATTACATCGAGCGCCTCACTCGCGCCCTTGGGTTGGACATGGCTGAAGTACTCGGCCTCCGCCAGCCCGATCCGCAAACCCTAGACTCGACCTTGGGACCTGGGCCCGCCTTGCATCAACGCGTACCTCTGATTTCATGGGTGCGCGCCGGAGATTTATGCGAGGCGATAGATTTGTTTGAACCTGGCTTTGCCGATGACTGGCTGGACTGCCCGTTCCCCCATAGCCCCTCCGCCTACTGCCTAGAGGTCCGAGGGCTGAGCATGTCCCCAGAGTACAGAACCGGGGAGATTCTTCTCGTGGAGCCCGAGCTGGTCCCCATGCACAACGATGACGTTGTCGTACGCACTCCGGATGGCCAGGTAACGTTCAAGCGCTTGCAGATAACCGAGGACGGCACATACCTTCTGGCATTGAACCCGGAATTGCCGAATCGAATCCTGCATATGCCAGAACAAACGAGCTTCTGCGGTGTAGTGACTGGTTCATGGATCAAGCGGAAACGACGGTAGACCGCGGGCAGAGACTGGACAGAATCCGAACCAAAGGTGTAAAGATACAGAACTGGCGAGTGGCAACGCGGTCTTTATATCCGTATACTCGCCGGCCACTTGAAACATGCTTGCACCCAAAAGAGACGCAGATATGGCTCTCAATCTCGCTGCCTCATCGCTGATCATGGCCACGCTGGCAATGGTTGGAGATTATTCGGTTGCTGCACAGGCTTCGCATCTGCGTTCTTCATCGTCGCATGCGGAACGCCCGAGTAAGCCAGTCAACCGACAGGACCAGCGCCGCATAATCGAAGAGATCCGGGACCAGTTCAATGAACTGGACGGACTCTACGCGCAAGCAATTCAGGCCACTCTTAAGCGCGGGTGCTTCGACGCAGAGCTGTTTGAGCGTCTTCCACACCACATCAGCATGACGAGAGCGCTAGAGGCGGCCCTGCGTGGGACCATCGTTCAGCCTGATATTGAGGAGGCGCACATGGGCTTGCGCCGCTCAGTGGCGAAGGTCAGAGGCCGACTGGTTCAGCTAGAGAATCTTCTTCTCCAAGCTCATGAAACGCCGGACTACTTCGAGAGCGACATCGACATGGAAGGGCTGAAAGCGCTTGCAGACCATTCCACTAGGCATCTGGCGAAGATTGCCTAGCGAATGGCGGTAATCGTTACCTTCAATAGCTCCACATATTCCGAACTGTTCGCTCCGATAGAAGCCAGCTATCCCGGCCTTGCCGAGAAATTAAGGGCTGACTTTCAGCGGTACGTAGAATCCGACCGTACCAACCCGCCGCATTATTTTGGGCGTGACGTCTGCTACACGCAGCCTCCCGAAGCGCTTAAATCCTCGTTGATGCACATCCACATAAAGCTTCCCCCCGGCCGCTTTCCACAGGACCGCGCGCAGTATTACCGCGTCTGCCAGCCTGGAAAACCAGGGCAAGATGCCGCGCTGGTGTATGTCCAGGGCGAGCTCGAAGAAGAGAGCTACCAGCTGTTAGCGTTTCTATGGCCAGATGCTCATGGTCAAGCCCGCCAGAGAGATTTGATGCGCTACCTTGCACGCCTCGCCCAAGAGTTTCGAGACAGCCACTAATAGGCGTCGCCTCATCGCGGAAAGCCGCTTTGGTATTTTAATCCCTATGCGTATTGACTAGATAAATTCGTTGACGGATTATTGCCGCGTACCCACTTACCACGGGATCGCGACAATGGACACAGCACAGCACAGCAGCACCCGCTGCCCGGTCTTTCTGCACCCGGCATCGGCATCCAACCCCTTCACCGTGCGCCGCATCGAACGAGAAACCGGCCTGACCGCTCACGTCACCCTGCGCGCCGCACAACTCAAGCGCCACACCCTGCCCGCCTTCGAGGACTTCGGTCCGTTCGGTGGCGCAGCATGAGCACCTTCTCCCTCACCAGAGGCAGCGAAGCCGCCCTCGGCATGCTCGCCAACCAGGCCGGTAGCGAAACCCTGCTGCTCACCCAGCCCGCCCGCGAGCTGCGCGCCGAGCTGAGCATCGAGCCATTCACCAGCGACAGCGGCGATCAGCTGCTGGCCGTGCTGTTCATGCGCGAGCAGCGCCACAGCATGACCCTCCAGCGCAACGACGGCGCCAACGCCCAGCACCTGGCCGATTGGATCGAGGCGGTAGCCAACGGCACGGCGGATACGGCCGAGGCCATCCCGCAGCGCACTACACCCGCACCACTGCAAAACTGCTGCAAATGCGGCGGCGAGGCTATCGGGTACGACTACTCATCGACCGGTAACGCGTTTCTCCACGGTGTTAAGTGTCGCTATCGCGACTGCCACAAGGTTGAAGGTGCTGATACCGAGGCCGAAGCGCACGACGCATGGAACGCCATTCAGCGTAAACAGCTTGTCGAGCCGAGCGATCTGGCTGCTGCCGCGGCGGCATTCAACGCTGCCGCGCGCGATCTGAATGCACAGGCAGAGCCAGCACCGGCTCGGCCAGAGGAAAGCAGGCTGGAACCGGCGCTGCACAAGATTTGCGCGGAATGGGACCGCCAGAAGCGCCTGTTTCCTGAGCTGAGCAGAGACGCCTGGATGGACCTCGCAATCGCGGAAGCCCGCTGCGCCTTGTCGGCCACCAGCCCCACAGCCTGAGGCCCGCCACCATGAACCGCACCCTCGACCAGGCAGCCGCCGTGCTCGGCATTGGCCCGCGCAAGCTCCGCGCCCGTATGCGCGAGCTGGGCCTGCTCAACCACGCCGGCGAGCTCAT